CTTCTTTAAATATGATTAAAGTAGGTACCATTCTTACTTTGTATTTCTTTTTTGCTGCAGGACATTTAGTTATGTCTGCTCTATAATAAACTACGTCTTCTAGTTTATTCCAATCCTCAAATTTATTATCATCATTAAATTCTGCCCAGAACTCAACAATAACAGGTTTTGTTTGATCATCTCCAAACGCCTGTTTTTCATTTATTTTACTATCAAAATTTGCATCTGTAACCCATTCTTGTCCATAAGTATTAAAACACAATAATAGTAAAAATATATTTAAGTATTTCATTAGTTTATTTTTTTCGTTATTTCATACAAACGCTCATCTATTTTATCAATTGATTCTTTTATTTCTTCTACATCATCTTGAGTATCCATTATAGTATTTCTAATCAATTCATCTTTTAGTTCATATTCTGTCTTAGATATTTCTGGTTTAGGCAATTCTTTAGCTTCCGCAATATCTGCCTGCATTACAAAATACATACTTGCAATTGTAATGGTAAAACCTACTATCATTCCGATAGTTTTAAGATCTAGTGTTACTTTAGTTGATTCCCCTATTTGTGGTGCTGCCATTTCCTTTATTTGTATTAGAATTTGTTGGTGTATTTAAACTTGGACTTAATGATGGACCAGTTCCTGAATTAGCAGGTTTATTATATGTACCGGTCGGTTTAGTTGGTATGGTTACATTAGGAATATTTACATTATTAGGTCTAGTTCCACTAGGTCTAACATAGTAATAGTTATTCCAACCCCATCCATAAAATGGAGATGGTCTCCAGTAATTATGATAATAAGGATATGTATGGTATATATTTTGATACACTCTAGGTCTTAATGAATTAACATTAAGCTGTATTGTATCACCTTCAGCTGTTACAGCTAAGACTTTAATCGTGTTTGACGGTGCTGGCGTTAAAGAAGCACAACTGCTAACAAAGGCCGCAATGACCGCCACATAAAGGACAAATTTCCATATTTTCATTATTTAAGTGTTATGTTCAGACCAACTGAACTATTATATATTTCAGAATCCCAAAATTTAGTATATTCTCCTTCAAAGAATACACCAATGGATCTACTTAATTTCCATCCAAAAACTAAACCAGCTTGATAATCTTCCCACTGTTCATGTATAGCATCTTCACGTAATCCACCAAGTCCCCAATTATTTCTATTTAAATAACTAAAGTCTTCATCACCTTTAACATATTTATGATACGGTGGTAAATAAGATCCATAAATGTGAGTCCAGAAATTATTTTTATAATGGTAAAAATCAAATCCGATCACAGGAGATACTACGCCAAATGCATCTATTTCTGCCCACATTTCTTCATTATAACGATTCATCAAGTTGGTAAATACTGTCTCTCTAAACTCTAAATCTGTATGGGCTACGATATTACCATCTGGGTCAGTCCAATACCAATCATATAATGTTTGACCTTGATATTGAGTTGTAGTATAATGATCATCGTATCCATAATAAAATCCTAATGTATACCAAGGATTTACAGCATATCCTTCTTCAGTAGTTTCATTTAACCATATTTCTACAGGATTATATCCATAAGGTCTTTCATGTGTACGATACATTATTCCTGCAGATAAACTAAATTTCTTACCAATAGGTAATTTAGCTCTTAATTCTGCTGATTGATAATTAAAATCTACTTTACCTTGTTTTCTACTTTCTAATTTAACCATGTGATATTTACCACTGTGTTTTAAAAAGTATCTATGATTATCATAGAGTTCATCTCTTTCTCTTTCTTTTTCCCAATGAAATACATATTCTAATCCTTTAACTGGAGAATTTGTAGCAGATAAACCTACATTGTTTTCAGTACCATCATAATACTGTTTACCTTTTACTTCATAATCATATCTAGCTAGTTTTCTTATACCTATACCATATCTATAATCAAATTCATAATAATCAGTACCATCAACTACAACTGGTATATCATATAAACCTCCATCTGGATTAGTTCTTACAAAATAATCTGGTACATTTTCCTTAGGATTTTGCATATCACCAGCTACATAAACAGTACTGTATTTAAATAGCTCGTCATAAATAGATTTAAAAAATCTACCTTTTTCTTTTTCCTGTCCACTTATATTAAACGTGATAAGTAAACAAAGTGTAAGTAAAATTTGTTTCATTTAGTTTTTCTTTTTACGGGTTTTTCTTTTCTTTTGTAATGCATCCCACTCTTTTTTTAAATATGTTCTTACTACAATAAGATTTTTACATTTATCTATTTTAGTAACTTTAACTCTATATTCTTCTACATATTCTATTTTAGTGACAACACATTTTTTCTTTCTCTCCTGCCCATTAGCAGTTAAAGAAAAAGATAATAATAAGATTATAATTAAATTTTTCATTATTTATATTTTTTAAACATTAATTTATACATTAATCGGTTCCATGCTTTTTGTATTTTATCAATACCTTTTTTAATTTTTTCTATCATAATTGTTTTTTTAAAAATTTAATTTTGGTTTAAATTCTAATCCTTTAAAATCTAAATTAGGTCCAAAATCTAAAGGACCAGTTCTACCTCTTCTTCCATTTCCATCTTCTATATTTAATCCTAAATTCCACGTACTATATCCTAAGAAGAATAATATTCTTTGCCACATTTCAAAGTCACTATCAAATGCATTTTTTAAATTTTCTGATTTAATATACAATCTGGCTACTGGAACTTGGGTAGCTGCTTCAAATCCAAATAGAAGTGCTTTTATTAGATTAGCATTTTTTAAAATTTTATCTGCTCCTTTTTCAAGCGCCAATATATCGTTAATTTCTTGTTGATTCCACGTGTATGTTCTATATGCTTGAACGGCTTTTCTTGATATTATAGCAGCTGGTACAATTCCTTCGGATAAAGAAAGAACAAAATCACCTTCTTTATAAATAGCTTTATCATCTTTACCCATTCTGATTGTAGTAAGAATTATGTTTTTAATCCATGATATAAATGCTCCATATATTCCTTGACCTTTTAATGTAGAATCAACCCAACCATTTGCGAATCTATTCCAGTTTTTATTATATTTTTCTGTTGGAAGTTCTTTTTCTTCTTCGTCCCACATTGTAGCCATTAAAGCGTTTTGAAGAAAAGCAAAAATAGCATATTGTAATCCTCCATAATAACTTATAACTCCAAGATTGTGTAATAAATTACCTCGTCCTTTAGCAATATCCATTGCTTTACTTTTCATTATTCTTCCATACTGTAAAGGAGTATTTTGAAATGCTAACATTAATCTACCCAGATTTCTGGCTTGATTAAAGGATATTTTTGATGGATCTCCAGATTGCTGAGTATCTTCTGCTAATACAAACCAATCGAACTCAGCCTTTTTAATAGCTTCTTCTTCAGTAAATCCATCTTTTTTATAAGTATTTATTCTATTTCTATAAAACGTAGTACCTCCAAAAGCAATTGCAAAACTATCTACTACTCTTGTAGGTCCAAATCCTATTTTTAATAAATAAGATAGAAGGGCATTCATATATTCCATCGAGTTAGAATATTCAAATTTAGTAGCTAAATCAGCAATTTCTTGTTCCTGTAAACTATTTAACATACCTTGTCTTCTATCTTTTAAATATGAAGAATTCCATAATGTATTAAAATCTTCCATAAATTGTGGTACATTAAGTATAGCTTTTCCAGCAGCTAAAGGATTATTATCAGTTGTATTTAAAAAATTCATAAAAGAAATAGTCTGTAAAGCTGCAGAACGCATGTTAAAAAACATAGTAACACCAATAGTATTATTTAAATAATCCATAAAAGCATGTCCTATATCTTCAGGATTATTCCTTTTGCTAATCTGTTGTTGACCATATTTCATTCTTTCTAAATTATCCTCTATAGAAACTCTCATTGCATTTCCGTAAATAGCTTGAATTTTATTTAAATTAGCATCTGTAAATATTAAATCAACATTTTGTATAAATTTAGCTAAATATTTAGTTCTTTCTGCTTCAACAAGATTATTTTTTATTTCAGAGGAAATAGTTCGACTTGTCCACCCTTCATAAGGTTCAATCCACCCATTTGGTTGTTTGGAAATTTGTGAAGCTTTATTAGCAAATTCTCTTAATTCTTTATCTTTGTTTACTATTGCTATTAATCTAAATTTTTGTGGCATACTTAACCCTGGAATACGTTTATTTCCTTTTGCCCAGCCTTTACTCCACATATAAACTCTAACTGCATCTCCATAAGTAAATGTTTTCATTCCTTTTATAGGGGATGTTAATTTACCTTTCAGACCTGGAGAATTTTTCCATAATTGTGTCCAAGCTTCAACAGTTTTAACTTTTGCAGTTTTTAATTCAAAATTTCCTTTCATGTAAACATCAAATACTTTCTCCCTAAACCATTTCTTTTGTTGTTCTCCTTTTTTTCCTTTACCAGTAGCCATCAACTCCATTAATCTCAAGATATCCATATCTTTTGCTGACAATAAACCTCCACTTCTCCACCATTGACCTTTGTCAGAACCTAATCCATATTTACCTAATACTTCAGCTTTTTCTATTTGTTTTTTAGGATCTATATTACCAGTTTCAGCTAATATTTGATTTAACGCATCACTTAAGTTATTACTATATTCATCAAAATTATAATCTTCTTTTCTACTAAATTTAACATCTCCTTCGTTTAATATTTTGCTAGTTATTTTACCAGTTGAATTCTTGGCGTTTCTAAATGTAAAATTATTATATCCTTGAGACATTTTATTTATTAAATATAAAGCAATAGCTTTATCATTTAAATTACCTAAATTAGGAACATCAAATTTAATAGAATATTTAATTTCTTGATCTCTTGATCTTAAGTCTGAATTAATGAAAGCTTGTTGAGCAACATTTGCAATAGCTATTTGTTGATCTAGAGTTCTTCCTTTAAATAATGGAGATAAATTATTGTTAATACTAAATTTAACACTATCTGATTTTCCTGTAGCCATATTATCTATAACTTCAGCTATAATATTATCTTGTTTTAGTTCTTCATATAATATTGGATTTTTTTCTGCAATTTGATTTAAAAATCTTTCACTTCTTAAAGAATTTCTAGCTTCTTGTAAAATAAGCACATCTCCAAATAATTGCATTAAAGATGTTCTTCTATCAAAAAATCCTGTTGGTCCTATTTCTCCCATTGTTTTATCAGCTTTCTCACTTAATTCAACTGGATAAGATCTTAATTGTTTTATTTCACTTTCCGGATTTTCGTTATATTTATTTATAATTTCTTCTGCTTTGTTTTTACCAAAATAAGCTTGTAAGAATAAAGCCCTAGTTATTTTTTTATTTTTTGTTGGTCTACCTTGTTCATCAAATTCTCTTAATATAGTAGGTATTTTTTTAGCAGCATAAGTAGATTCACCAGTAACAGGATCATAAGGATTGTTTATAACTTTATATATTAATTCCCAATTATTATACATAAAGAAATCTAAATCTCCTTGATTTTTGAAAGTCATATATCTAGCTAAAGGAAATATAAATGATTCAAATTTATTTTTAAAGTTTCTAAAATGTAATGTAGCAATATTTGGAGCTCTTAAAATTTGCTCTTCTACCGCTTTTATTATCATTTTAACTGGATTCATAGGAAGTGTATAAGCTTCATATGTTTTTATTACCCTACCTGATCCTAAATCATAAGCTTGAAATCCTCTTAATTTCTCTAATTCTTTTACTTCTTCATTTGTTAAATTAGATTTATTTTCTAATTCTAAACCTCTTTCAATATTTCTTTTTTGTCGTTCTAAATCATTAATAACATCTGGATCTTCTGCTGTTTTTAATCTTTGATTAACAGCTAATGTAGGATCATTTATACCTGATATAGTTCGTCCTCCTAAAGGTACTACATCTATTATTACTTCTGTTCCATCTTCATTTACAAAACCAAATAATGGATCTCTTAAAAAACTAACTAATTTACTTTGATTTTGCTCCCATTCTTGTTTTTGTTCTTCAGCAGTATCCTCATCTATAGTACCCATTGTTCGTGGGTCATATTCTTTGGTGTATTTTTTAGTAGTTATTCCTGGTCTTTTTAATGCTTGTTTTATTTTATTAACTAATTGAGAATTTATCCAACCATATAAAGATTTATTTTCTTTTATTATTTCACCTTTTTCTTCTCCAGTAGTAATTTTATAACCTTGTTCGTCTTGTGTTTTTAATCTTTCTTCAATCTCACTTTTACTTAATCCTTTTTTGTATAAGCTTTCTTTATATTTGTCTCTTTCTTTTAAAAATGTTTTATTAAAATTTCTAATATGTTTTAATAATTCTTCTTGAGTTCCAAATACTATTTCATCTACTAAAACACTAGGTAGATTAGAATAAAGAGATTCTACTTTGTTCGTTATAATTGCTTCATAATCAAATATTATATCATAAGCTACGGTATCTATTCCTGTATTTGTAGTAAATAAATCTGCATCATAATAATTATCTATTTTCTCTCCAAATGCTTTTGGATCATATTTTTGATCTGGTATTAATGAGTATTTAGTATCAAAACCTTGTGGCTCATCAGCACTACCAGGTTTTGTTTTTTTAGTTTTAGCTGTAGCTTTTCTTCTTTTATCTATCTCTTCTTTTAAAACAGTTATTTCTTTTCTAAGCTTTTCTTCTTTTCTTTTTTCTTTTTCTGCTAATTTTTCTGATGTAGTAGTTTCTAATTCTTGTTTTTCTTTTTCTAAAGCTTTTTTATCTACTTTAGCTCCTTTGGTACCCATTTTCTTAAAAGCTCTATTCCATTTAAGTGTTCCACTTTTAATAGCTGCATTATAATCTCTAATCATATTAAATACAGCTCTACCACTATCAAATTCAAAGTCAGTAGCTCCAATAAATTGCATTGCTCTTCTCCATGTATTCTTTAGTCTTTGAGCTACATCTTCATCAAACTTAACTAAATTTTCTCCAATAGCTTCTGAATAAATTTCTAATGCTTCTTCCCATGTATTACCATATAAGTTATTTCTTCTTCTCTCATATTCAGCTTTATCAATAACTTTATTTTTAAGATCTATTTTTAATTTTTCTTCTGCTTTTAAAAATCTATTATAATAACTTCTAAATCTATTTACAAAATCTTTAGGTAAAACACTAGTGTCTAAATCATCATCTAGTGCTAAATCCATTTTACTTATTTCATTAAATAAAGCTTTACCTAAAAGTACTTGAGTTTCATAATCTTCACCGATTGTTTTAACCCATAACGCATGTTTAAATTCATGCTGAGCAGTTTGTGTCAAACGTTTACCTGCTCTTCCGGGTTTAGCTGCTTGCCATTTAAATTCTAAAGCAAAGTTAGTATCACCTTGTTGAAACATAGCTCCAGTTTTGTTTGAAATAAATCTTTTCTTTAAATATTCTTCAAACTTTTTATCGTCCATGTTTTTTGTTTTCCTATTTCTAGGAATAACTCCTTTAAGATATTCTAACGCTTGTTCCTCATTTTCAAATGCTTCAAAAACTGTATTACCTGCTATTCCAGCTTTCGCCGCAGCCAAAATAGCTGCTCTATCTTTTGATGTTATAGCATCATAATATGTATTGTTTATTCTATCTTTTAAAGCTTGAATTTGATTATCATAACCAGTAAAACCTTTAGGAGAATTTTTCTTGTCATTTTCTAAATCCCTTAATTCTTTTATATCTTCTAAAATATTTTTAGCATTTTTAGCATCCATACTTTTAGGAACATCATTAATAGTGTTTTTATATAATGATACTTCTTGTAATAAATTATCTGCTTCTTCTTGAGTATATAAACCATCTTCTACTTGTTTAGCTAATAAAGATTTTAATTCTTTTTCATTAAAAGCCATGTAAGCTAAAGCATTAAATCTATCTACATTATCTAATCCCATAAATTGTCTATATCTATTTCTACTAGAATTTATAGTCATACCTGCTCCTGGCATAGCCATACCAGCTAAAAATGATAATTTAGAGGTTTGAATAAAATCTTCTAAATTATAATCTTCTCTAACAATTTGTTGTCCTGCTCTAATATTAGTTGCAACTCCGATAGATTCAGTTTCGCCCCATTGTTGTATATTTTCTTGAAATAATTCTTTCCAACCTTCACGCTGCATTAAATCAGCTCCTCTAACTAATCCTTTGAATCCTTCATATGTAGTAAATTTTTTACCTTGATCTTTCCAAAATTGATTCCAACCTTGCCATCCTTTTTTCTTATATATGGTCAAAGCTGTTTCTATAGTTTCTTTTGCTGGTTTTCCAAATATTAAATTTGTGGCTTTAGTTTGAGGACTTATAGGAGCTGTTAAAGCATACCATGCTCCAGTTTGAAAAGAAGCATTAGAAGCTAATTCTCTAGCCTCTTGATCATTTATTCCTGCTTCTCTTGCTGCTAATAATGTATCTTCATATCCTCTTACAAATCCTATTGTAGACTGAGCAATGATAGCATCTGCAACTATACTTTTAACTGGAAGAGATTTTAAAAAATTTTTCGTTTGACCTAAAACACCCATACCTTTAGTAAAACCTCCTATTGTAGATTTAAGTTTACCTATTCCTCTTGTTAATGCAACTTGAAAAAACAAATCTCCAAATACTCTAGAAAATTCAAAAGCTAAACCAGCAGAAGAAGTTGATCCTCCTTGTACACCTTCTTTTTTTGTTCTTTCAATTATATCTCGTTGTTGATCTGAATTTAAAAACCCTGTAGCTTCTATTTTATTTGTAATATCAAATATTCTATTATCATCTGTAACTAAATATTCTATATTACCATATTCAGGAAATTGTAATATTTTACCTCTTTTATATCCATATCTTATTTGGTCTCCTCTTTCTAACCCTTTAATTAAATGATTTGTTCTCCAATTTTCTGCTACATTATCCGTCCATTCTCCAGGTAAAATATCCATAGTAAAAGTACTAAAAGGAACAATTGCGTCATCCCAAAATCCTATCCAAAAATTTCCACCATTTTTAGTTAAAAAATCTCCTGTAGAAACATTACCCTTAGTTTTTAAAAGATTTTGATATTCTGTTTCTAGTTTTAATTGATTCTCTTCTAAAGTTTTATATACATAAGGTGTTTCAGTTCTCATCCAATCTTTTACCATATTAGGATTTATATTTCCTTCAGATAAATAAAATTGTATACCTTCTGTATCCGCATCTTTAGCGGGATTTTTTGTTTCCCATTCTAATTTCTGTTGTTTTAAATCTCTAGTAAATTGTTCATTTAAATAAAGATTTAAATAATGAAGTTTTATTATCTCCCATCCTTTTTGTTTTTGAGTGGGATTATATTTTTCTAATCTTTTAATAGTGTTTTGAATATCTTCTCTATGCCCTCTGTGATTTATAAATCCATTAAAATCTTTTATATTAAAATCTTTATCTCTACTTAAAGCTTTAGTATTAAAAATACTATCAATGAATTCATCGTCTATAGCATATTCTTCAAATATATAAGGTTGATTTAACTTTTCTGCATCTATAATTGATTCTATTTGTTTAGGAGTTTTTAAAACAAATCTATTTACTTTTCTTCTTCCTTCTCTTTTTACTCTTTCAACATCGGTATTAAATGGCATGTCATTTTGCCACATAATTTTAAACACTTCTCTATTAGTTAGTTCTTTGCCATTAGGTAGTTTTATGCCAGAAGGACCTTCATCTATATTATTACCCATAGATTCTACCCATCCTGTATAACCTGGATACATTCCTAAAGCTAAATCTTTTTTAGTTATAAGTTTTGCATCTAATGCTTTTTTAATACTAGGTTGTCTCATAAATCCTCCAACATCTTTTTGAGAATATAATTCAAACTCAGGATCTAATCCTAAGCCTTCATATATAGATTCTCCTTCTACTCCTGTTCTTATATAATCTTCTTTTTCAACTTTAGGATTTAATGCAGCATTTATAATAGCTGATCTTAATTCTGCATTATTAGTTATATCATCAGTAATACCGCTTATTTTAGCAAATTCAGTATCTTGTGGAGATGCTCCAAATATAGCATCTACCATTGTTATATCACTTGGAGTTTCTTTATCGTATTGTTTGATTTTACTAGAAGTAAGTTGTTCTAGCATAGTATTTAAATCAAATTGATCATATGGTTGAGGACCAATTCCTGGATAATAGTCAGGACTTTCTACAGGTTGAATTCCACCTGGCACTCCAAATATACTAGTATCTAAAGTAATTTCTTCTTGATTTGGTTCTACCCTTTCAGCATCACTATTGTATGTTAACCATAACATTCTTGATACATCTGTAGCGTTAGTAAGATTAACTCTATCTCCTGTAGGTAATTGATAGATAAATAATTCTTCTTCCATAAAATTTATTTAGGATAATTCTTTTTAAATCTTTTTTTATACGCGGTTTTCATTCTTTTTATCCACTCTCCTTCAGATTCTGGATCTACTCCTGTGATTTGTGGATTTTGATCATACCAATCAGCAGCCCAAGCTAATGCTCTTAATCTAGTTTTATTCTCCATGTCTTCTCTTTCTGTTTTATCAATGTTATCTAAAACAAAATTCAATCTACCTATTGCGGTATCTAAATCATAATCTCCTATATGTCCTTGAATATTTCTTCCTTGTACTTTATATAATCCTTCTGTAGGAAAATCTGCATTAAACGCTTCTACTGGATCTAGATCTTTTGATTCATAGTATTGTTTATTAGTATAGGTCTTATACTTTGGATGTTCAGATTCCAACCATAGTGAATATATATCTTGTTTATCCATTAATCTTAAATTAGGTTTAAATTTCTTAATGGTTTGTTTAGTGGCCTCTACTCCTGTTAAATTTTTATTTTTAGGATCAATTATAGTATCCATATAGTCTACTCTATAATCTAATGGTCCATCATCATCATCTGTTGATGGAAACGCCTTAATACTATCTTGGGTATTATGAAATATGTTTCCATTATCATCTGTAGTTATTCCATCAAAACTAGTTAAACTTTCTATTACTTTCTTAAATAATTCATCAGCCATTTGTTCATTATCAGGTAATAACTTTTGATAGGAATTTGCAAAACCTTCATTTAGTTTTTGTAAATCTATATTCCAAAAATTAGCCATTTGTTGTGGTCCTGTTTTTGCTAGTCCTAAAACTTTTTGTTTTAACACGCCTTGCATATCCGTACGCAAAAGATCTAAATTTAATCTTCTTTGTATATTAGTAGTTTGCATTGAACCTCCACCAGAAACAGGAATAGTTCCTTGTATAACTTTATCATCTATCCAATATCTATCTGCTATAACTCCTTTATCGTTTAATACTCCTATTCCATTTTGATTTTTACTTTGCTCTTTAAGTTTCAACATATCAATAGTTTCATTAACTACTTGAGGAACATTTGATACAAATTGAAAATCTTGATCTCCTGATGCTACTCTTGCATTCCAAGCTCTTGCGCTAATTATTTTTTCTCTATAATCTCCTAATATCATGTTTCCGTTAGTATCTAATTGATGTTCATTTCCTGATACTCTTATCTTTATATCATTATTTTCTTCATCATAAACCATTTCAAATTGAGCATCGTCATATACTCCTCCTAAAGCATTTACTAAGTATTGATTATTAGCTATTTCATTCTCATCATTACCAATTATTGTAATTTGAGATCCAATAGTTGGTGCTTTCTCTTTCCAATAAGTTCCTAAAGCTCCAAAGTTTGTTATAGTTTCTTTAGTTAAATTTAATAAATCATAATAATCTGCAAGAGCTTTTTGAGCACTAGCTCTTTTTGCTTTATCACCAAATTGTGTTTTTAAATATACATTAGCTTGAGTAGCTATATCTAATCTTTGTTCTAGTGTAGCACGTAATTGATCTTCTATTGCGGTAGAACGTGGCATACTATTAAGATTACTCATCTGTTCTAGATTCCATAGATCAGCATTGACTTGGATTGTTTGCATATTTTGAATAATCTTTTGTCTGTTTGCTTCTGCTAGACGTTCTTCTTGTTTTCGCGCCTCTTCTTCTTTTTGTCTTAGAATATCTCCTTGTTGTAATACTCCTACCATAGCAGCACCTGGAGTAATAGATCTACCTCTTTGAGGATTAGAATACGCGCTGTAATTTACATTAGGTAAAGTAACTCCTGGTAAAGGGTAGCTTGATTGTGCTTTTGTTGCCATAATTTATTTTATTTATTTATCATTCCCCGTAGTCATAATAATACGAATTGGGGTCGCTTAAACTTTCGTAATCATCATCTTCTTCTCCGGAGTTTAAGTCTGGACTTACGGAATTACCGGCCGCTATCCCCCCCCGATTAAACCTCCTATACCTCCTACTACTTGTCCTAAAGAGTTATACATTTGAGCTTCTGCCGCAGCTTCTGATGCTCTCATATCTCTTAAATCTTGTTGTGCATTAGCTAACATTGATGCTTCTCTATTAAGTTCTGCTACTTCTCTTTGTTCTTGTGTGCCAAACATAAATTGTTGACCCATAACATCAGCTGATTGTAATCTTTGCTCTTCTTGCATCCTCATTTGATTTAATCTTTCTTCTCCTTGAGCATATAGTTTTTGATTTTGAGCTTCTTGCAATTGAATACTAGCGCCTACTTGTTTCTTACTTTGTAATGCAGCTTGGGCTAAAGCTGTAGCACCTCCAGCACTAGCTCCTGTTGCTCTTAAAGTATCTAATGTATTAGCAAGAGAAATATCTGCTTGTTCTGCTTGAAATTTAGCTGCTTCTGTTGCAACACCTAAATTAGCATAAGTATTAGAAAGATTTCCACTAGTATCAGTCACATTAGCGTATGGATTGATAATAGGTTGTCTAGTGTTTTCTAATTCCTCTAATTCACCTTGAAGTCTATCTTTTTCAATCTGAGCATTTTTTCTATCGTTTCTCGCTCTTTTTTGTGCGGCACCTGCGCCTATAACCCCTACTATTCCTGAGGCTACACCTGAAGCTGCTCCCATATTATTTTGGTTTATTTTTATATATTATACTGTGTTTTTTTGTTCCAATAGTGTAATCAAGTAATTTTAATTTTTCTAAAACAGAATCATATGGAGTAGTACACCATACTGCTTCTGCTCCTAAATCCCAACAAGTATTAACTGCTTTGTCTATCAATAAAATTAATATTGCTTCTCTATTTTTTTCTTTATAATTTGGATCTGCAACTAAATAATCACAATACCAAACTGGAGAATTAGTTTCGTATATAAATACCGCTGCAACTAATTTTCCATTAATTTCAGCAACTAATCCATTCTTACCATTATTAGGTAATAATTTTTTATCTATTTTTATCTTGTGGTAACTTTCCCACCACTCATCTATAGTAGATGCATCTTTATTAGGCTCAATAGGCCTAATAGACAATTTGTCTTCCATTTAATTTAATTAATATGATGATTCAACGTATTCTGTAGATACGGCAAATAATTCATTAGTTTGAGTAGCTCCTGCTGTATTAGTAGCTGTAAATTTAGCTATTCCATAAAATCCTTTTATTCCAGAAATATCTTTTCCATAAATAACTTCTCCTTGATTTACAGTGCTTGTATTTATTAAATTTGCAAAATATTTATTTTCTTTTGCTTTAAATTCATTTTTTAACAAAGCAGCTTCCATGTCTGCTAATGTTGTTGGTATTGTATAAACACCTACGGCATTAGCTGAATCAGTAGTTGTGGTAAAAGAATCTAATGCCCAATTACTATCACCTTCATAATTAATAGTTTTAAATGTTTTACTTGTAGAAGGTTGTATATTAAAAATAGAAGTAACATCTGATGAATTATTAACTCCATAAAACGAAGCTCTATTAGAAGTTTCAGAATAATGTTGCCATAAATCTCCATCTAAATCAAAAGTATAAAATTTATTATCTAAACTAAACATTTGAGAAGGAACATAACTATAAAAACTTGTCCACCCTTTAGTTTGTTCATCAAAAGATAATGTTACAGCATTAGCTCCTGTAGAGTTGTTTAGAGTAGGTTGAATAGAAATAGTATAACATTTGTTATGTATATCCCATCCTCCTATTACTTTACCTGATACTCCTAAATTAGCAACATTTAATTGATCTCTAAAAAAATCATACATTCCGTAATTAGATATCTCAGTTAATCCATCTTGAGATAAACGCATTACCGAACCTTTATTAGCATCACTAAAATATTTTCTATATCCATATACTGCAAAGGATTCAGGGTTTGTAGCTATTCCAAATTCTCCTGCATATGGTTGAATTTGACCTATAACTAAATTAGTACTAGTAGTTACTGGTTGACCTTCTGCTGAATAAATAGCATCTTTATCAATTAAGGCTCTATTTACTTTATATTCTTGGAATATAACAAGATTTGTATCTTCAGCATATAGTTTTTGTATAGTTCCTTTTCCTGGATCAACTGTTCTAGTAATATCATTAGCAACTGAAAACTGATTAGTTTCATTAATATCAGTTCTTGAATTAAATATACCAGAATAAATAATAGTATTATTAAAAGCTTCTTGGTATTTATCATCACTGCTTAAATAAGCTCTTGGTGCTAAACCAGAAAACTTAGCATTATAATCTCCTTTTATTCTTGATTCTTCTACAAACCAATCATATTGAGCATTTGCTGTATTACTATTAATTTTTTTAAGTATATACGTGTTATAATACTTTACATTTAACGTTGTTGCCATATGTTATAATCACTTGTTTATCTTAATGTTTACTAAGCTCCAGGCCAGTTACTTGTTTTATACCACCAATCAGTTACAAATGGTGGAGATCCTGTTGCAGGTTGAATTGGTTTAGGATCAATAGGAGCTGCAGGAGTTGCCGCATTAACATCATAATATATTTCAATACCTGCTCCTCCATCACATGTGTTTAAAGAAGTAAAGGCTATTTTATTATTTATCCATACACAATCTCCAAAATCATAAGCAGCACCACTAGAATCTGTACCTTTATCTCCTGGAACTACTCCATCAGTAATTTGTTGAGCAGTAGGATTAAAAGGTTGTAATGTACCAATTAATTGCCATGCAGTACTAGTACCACTATAACTCATATTGACTGCTCCTCCTAAAGCAGCTGTACCATCACCTTTTGCTGGAGAATTAGAGTTTTGGGTATTTTCTCCATTCCAAGTTACTTGAAAACTAGAAAGAGCAGTAACTGTAGTATCACCTGGTCTAAATATATTTCCAATCTTTACATATATGTTTATTGGTACACCAGCATTATAATCCCAGTTTGCAATTTCTCCAACCCATGTAGGTAGAACTGGAGTAGAATATTGAGTCTCACATCCCGCATACATGTTTACAGCTGGAGCGTTCCATTCATTAGCAGTTGCCGCAGGATTATTATTATAAAAGTTAATTTTTACTCCTGTATATCTAGTCGCTTTAGGAGTCCATTGTACTACAATAGTTTCACTGTCTCCAGTAGAATTTAAATCAGTTAGTTTCATTACTAATTCTTGAAGAGTAGCTTCATATTGAGAATTATAAGTAGATAAGTTTCTATTTACTTTAACACCATAAAAATTAGTATTACTTCCTGTAGTACAAGTTGATTGATTTCTCGCTTCTTGTCCACTTATTAACATATAATAATCAATGTCAGTTGAAGTAGGTTCTCCAGTAGGATTTTGACCTGTTATATAATCTCCCCATACACCTAAAGTATTTTGATATCTAAATGACTCAATAGACCATTGTATATCTTGAGTTCTTTGACATGGATTAGCACTTCCATTGTATCCTTTTAATACTCCTGGTCCATTTCCTGGTCCTGGATTTAATCCTCCTGGAGGAGTATATCCTGTATAATCTAATATTTCTTTATCAGCTATTTCTGGAGCTGGAGCTAAAGATAAATCACATATAGGTGTATCATTAATTAAAGTATGTGTGATAGTTTGATAAGAAACACTACCATCGTTTTGAGTAAATTTAATCTTTATCTGATATTTTTCTAAATATTCAAAGTTAATTAAACAAGCTCTTTCTGCTCCTACTTTTAACTGTAAATAAAAACCTCCTCCTCCAGCGCTTACAATATTAAATAATGATATACTAGGTTGAACTGGTTGATCATTAGAATCATGAATAAGAGTTTCGACGATAGAAGCTGTACTGTATTCATCATTACCTTGAGGAGTTACAGGCCAAAACGTAGTTGTAATTTGAGCATTACCTGCATCACCTTCATTGAACAACCAACTAAAAGCAGATATTCCTGTTATTTGAGTTCCAGTAGATGTTATCTCGTAATTTAAATCAGATATTAAACCACTTGTAGAGGTTTCATAAAATAAATCTAGTTGAGAAACTGTAGGTGCAGTTTCATATACAGATAACCTCATGTATGCTGGATAATCTGGTCTTCCTGCTACAGGAACTGTATTATAAGATGTTTGTATTAATCCAATACTTTTTTGAGTATTAACTTTTGCAACAAAAGGTTTTGATTCAACATCATAAATAGCATTGTTATTTATTTCATTATCACTTCCTCCTGGTCCGTCGCTATAAGTTATATCAGGGAATATATCTTTTATTCCTCCAATAAGCTCTACACCATCTGCGTTTATACTAGGAGAATATTGAGCATTTCCTGGAGTAGTTGCTTCATTTGTTACTCTTCCCCAACACATTAAATCACTATTAAATTGTTTATCCTGGTTACTTACATCTGTTAATTGTCTAGGAACTTTATTTATATTATCATGTGTTAATACTATAAAAGCAGTACTACCTACTTCAGTTGTATTATCACCAATAGGATAACCATCTATAATTCCAGGTAAATATACATTATAAAATTCTTGTTGTTGTTGTTTTACTACTACTCTATAAGAATAAAACCCCATTTCATTAATAGTATATACATAGTTAGTATAAGCTTGAGATATAACAGGTTCTGGATATATAGTACTACTTTGCGTTAAGAACATATAACTATCTGCTATTTCTTCATAAGTATAAATATTAAGAATATTGTTTGTACTAGGATCTGTTTGTCTTTCTATTTTAACATAATCTTGATATTTTCCTCTTAATTCTTTTCCTACTGCAAATAAATCTTTAGATGTTATTAAATCAGCAGCAGCATCTCCAGTGGTTGGAATATATGATAATGTATAATAATATTCACCACTCGTAGTATCTGTATTATATTTTAATTCTGCTTTTATTTGTTGATTTAAAGGCAATGCATTGTTTAAAGTAACTTTTAATTTTCCATTAGTTGGATCTGTTGGTGTAGAAGATGCGGCAGCTGTATATGTCGCTGGAGCAATAACAACCCATCCTGATCCATCATTAGAATATAAATTAAAAGTATTAGCAGCTGCTTGAGTATCTGAGTAATCTATACTTCCAAAAAAATATTTTAAATCTGCAGTTAAACTACCTGTGAATAAAGTAATAATTACGCTTGTACTACCTCCAATTACACTTGTAGAAATAGTAAATGTATCTCCTGCTACATAACCTGTTCCTGCTTCTTCTAAAGTTACACTAGTTACAGCATTACCAGTAAGAGTTATCTCAAAACTTGCTCCTGATCCCGCTGAAGAACTTGTAGTCCAACCCGAAGTAGTACCTGGAGTTCCTGAATAATCTCCATTATTTCCATCAGAAGTATTAGTAGTAACATTTGCAACTGCTAAAGTAGTTATTCTTGATCCTGTAGTATCTAAAATTTGAGTTGAATAATTTTTAAAATAAGAATATGGTGCTCCACCAGGAACAGCTACTGTGTATTGTTCTGGAACAGCATATAATCCTGCGTCATTTCCATTTACATTCACAGCGCTATCGAATCTTACAGCTAGTTGCTCACCTTGCCATCCAGACAATGTACTAGCGTTTTCTACTGGTCTATAATTAGAAAAATAATTTGATCCTTCTGTAGGTTCTCCTCCTGCTACTAATACGTTATCTTTTGAAGAAAGTATAACATCTGTTTGTCTTCCCCATTTATCTGCTAAAATTATTCCTACTTGGTAATTTCTATTTTCTTTTACAGAGTGTTGAGGATATTCTTCATATTCTTGATTGTTTTTGTCTTTCTTTTCTACAGCATAATCTAGTCCTAAAGGAGCATTATAACCTTGTATAAAATTTCCATACATTACTCTATTACCTGCGATTTCTTGAGATAAAGCTCTTACTGGAACTTTATCATAAACTCTAGTGGTTTCATCAGTAGGTAGAGTTTTATAAGGAATAGTAGATTGATAAGTATATTGGTAAACATTAGTGTTATTAAGATTAGATATAAATGTAGTATCTACAGGTACACTTTGTAATACTTTGTAAGCTAAAGAATCAGATTCTTTATATATAATATCTATTTCTTGTATTTTATAATCATTTATAATATCTAAAGAAGGGAGTTCAATGTTTAATATAACATTATTAATATTATTTTGCATAAACTCTACTATTGTAGATGTCATTGTGTCATCTTCATCTTCATTAACAAACTTTCCTTCTTGTTGAGGAACAAAACATTCTTGTGTGAATGGAGCAATAAGAGAGTATTCACCGTCGTTATATTTAAATCTATAACTAAATCTTATAAATTTATCTTTCATTAATTCTGGATCACCTTGCCATCCTTTAAAACTAGCATCTTTTATTACTCTAACTGCTCTTCCTTGAAGATTAGAAGTTGATGCTGGAAGAGTTGGAGCAGCTCCACTATCTAAAATTTGAAAATATTTATCTACTCCTTTAATCCAAAATTCTGCGTGTGTATTAATATTTTGAAAATCTGTTACACTACTAGTAGCTACTCTTTCTCCAGAAGGTAAAGCATTAAAACCTAAACTATTGTTTGTTATAAGAGATGTAGAAGTCCAATATGCTGTTGATTTAATATCTGCTACTGTTCTTCCTCCAGATGTAGTATAAGTTTCAAGAGCAGTATAATTAGCTTCAGTAGCTAAAGTATATCCATAAGGAGCTAAATTTCTGGAATCTTCTACTGCCCATTTATTATATAGTTTTCCATATATAACTCCATTATCATAATCATTACTATAATAACACCACGCTCCTACTTGTCTAGTATTTGCATCTACCCAATCCGCCCATGTAGTTGCGTGTTCTATTAGATCTCCATTTCTATATCTAGTTACATCTAAGTTAACTGTTGCCCAATCCAATGCATCTATTAGTATAGTAGGAATATCAGCTCCATTACTCATTGTGCTTGGAAGAGTAGAACTAACACTTCTTAAATCTACTAATCTTGGAGCGACATATGGAGAATATTTACAAACAGTTATATCTGATTCATCAGTATAATAAGTTTTTCCAGAACCACTAGGACTGGCTGTTTGAACATTAATAACTCTTGGTTGATTCCTATTATCTGTCCAAAATAAAAGATTTTCTAATAAATTTACCCCATGTATAGGAGCTTGAGTAGAAAAGTTGAGAAAATGACCTTCTACTAAAACATCTGGGGTATTTGTTCCTGAGCTAGGTGACCATCTACATATTTGACAAGAGTTTGTAGTAGCGATATCTTGACTTAATGTTCCTGAAAAATCTGTTAAAAAATAGTATATAAATCCTCCGGCTTGATCTACATAAGTTCCTATAGTTTCTAAAGAACCAGTACTTGAAAATACAGCTTCATTACCTAAAACAGCTTCTAAAGCCCCTACGTCTTGATTCTCTGATCTAGAAACTGCAATATTATTAGCGTCTCTGTATTCATTTTTTGGAATTAGTCTATCATCTAAGTCTTTATTCATTTTAGACTTAATGAAACTATTTTTATTTTCAGCCATGTTTAATGTTTAATCCATTTAGATTTATTACGCATTACCTGTACTATTTCATCTAATTTAATATTAGATAATCTTATTTTGGCGTTTTTTAGTTTAGCGGCTTTATCTTTTTTTAATCTTTGTACTACATATTCAGGTTGATTAATTCTTCCAGCTATTATAGAATATAATATGTAAGAATACATTGCATCTTCTGCTAATTTAGGTACTCTACTATCTAAATCATATGCTAACCCATCTGATATATATTCAAATACAACTAATAATCCAGATAAATTACTAGAAAAAGAAAGTTTATTTTCTCTTTCATTTATATTAAACCATCCGTTCATTTGAGAAGCAGATGGTTCTAAACCATATCTTTGACCCCATCCATAACCAGTTCCTAGTCCCCAGCCATATCCATAACCATACCAATCTGGATCTACTCCTTGATTAACTTCATCATTAGTTAAATTATTATTTATTAAATAATCTTCTGCTCCATGCCAACGTTCTTGAGTAATAGAATCTCCTTCGGTATCATTACCAAAATTATCTTGTGTAGGAATTCCAGCTTCATCTTGAAGTTGAGTGTAATAAGGACTTATAGTAATATTATTAGTAGGATAAATAATATGTTTAACTCCTAAATCATCTATCCATGATAATCTTACATAATTAACATAATCCTGTGGAAGAACTAGCGTTAAACTTGGAGGAATATTTAATTCTGAAGACTTAATACTTTTTAATGTATCATAACTAAACTCTTGCATAGCTCTTTTTGCAAAGAAAATAACATCACTTCTTTTAACATTAGGAATTAATTTATCTTTACCTACATATCCTACTAAAAAATTATTTACAATATCGTTTAATTTTATATATTGATATCCTCCATAATTATCTTCTACAGCTTCTCCAAATGCTTTATCAGCATCTGTAGCTCCATATTTACCACCAGATAAACTTTTTAATTGAACAACAATAAAAACACTTGCACCTGGATTTCCAGTTATAGTTATAATATTATCTTCCAATGTAAAAGCTGAAGTATATTCAGTCCAAGTACCTGGTGTACCAAGTGTACTTGTATATATTTTAAAATTATTTAAACTATAATCAACGTTAGTAGGATCATAACTACCTAAATATAAATCGGTGTCAAAAGTTGTTGTAAATTTTTGACCAGCGGTATTACCCGCATCACCTCTAAATTGTTGAGATCCTGCATAATATTGTTGCGCTGTTTCTGTTATTAAACCGTTATTAGGTGGTTGTATTACACTTGCCATAATTTATTATTGTTTTTCGTTTATTTCATTAGCAGCTAATTCTTGAGATGCTGCTTGAATTATTGTAGGATCTTTTATTGTTACCCCTGCATATTTTAATATTTCTAATATGACAGTACTTTGTTCGGATATATCTAATTCAAAATCTACAGAAGTAGTAGCGTCATATACATAATATCCTGTTGCTGAAGAAAAATTCCAAACAACATCATTAGGTTTTCTTAAATATGATATAGTAATATCAGATGTTATACTTTGTGGATATATTATTATATATCCTTTTTCATATAAATAAACTGGAAAATATGTAGAAGGTTTAGTAATAGTTGACATGTTCATTTGAGCTAATTCATTTCTTTGAATAGCTTGTACTTCTTTATCTGTTTTATATAAAACTGTTCCTAATTTATAAAAATTTTCAGGATATAAAGTTATAACTAAAGTAGAACCAGCCGCGATAGCTCCTGCGGTTAAATTAAACACTCCTCCAGTAATATTATAATTAGCATAATCTACACCATCTAATTTTACTACTACTGTACTTGTTTCTACTTGTGCTTGTGTTATTGTTGTGAGGGTATAAGCCGTTTGGCCATTAACGGTAGCAAAGGTTTGTGTACCGCTAGCAACTCCTGAAGTTGTTGGAGTTGTAAAATAATCTTCACCACCAGCTACAGCTGTATAAGTTCCTGTACCTAATACTCTAAAGATATCTATTTTTTCTTGAACTGTTTTATAACGATCTCCATATTCACTTTCGTTTTGAGGAAGACGCATTTGTTGATTTAACGTTTCAAAGTAAGTCTCAAATATTTCTAATTGTACTTGAGTTGCAATTTTATTAAACTCGTCTGGAGTTAAGTAACCTCTTTGTTCTTTATTTATTATTAACAAGACCGTTTTATAAACTTTGTCTACGTTTATCGCCATTGTATTTTTTTTATAATAATAATTAAGTAGCCGTCGAAACGACTACTTATTATTATACATTAATCTATTTTAACTTTTTTTCTATAGATTTAAAGACTTCTACACCTTCATCTGTTTTAAAGAATGCAGCCATAGCTGAATAAGGGTTTTCATCAAATGGAATATTCATTAATTTTTTGTTATTACTAGCCCAACTAAAAGATCTTTGATCTTGAGCAAGTCTAATAATTCCTGCTTCTTGAGCTTTAATAGCAACATTTCTTAACTGAACATTTTCATCTTGTACTAGTTCAATAAATAAAACTGGATTTTGTCTAGCAAATACTAAAATATCTCTTTTAATTTCTTTTGAAGACATTTCATTTACTTTACTTCCCATTTCTACTCTTAAAATAGCTTCAGCAATATCTACATCTATTGATCGAGCAGCGTTAAGCGCATCTACTTGTAAGTTTAATAAAGTTAAATCATCAGTTGCTTCTTCTACTGCATCAAATTCTCCATAAGATTTATTACGTAATGGATGATATAATGATAATAGTTTTTGCAAATTTTGTTTTTCCTTTGGTACAATTAATGCTCCATCTTTAAATATGATATGACCTAATGTAGCTTCTCCTTGTTGTTCATCTACAAAAGGTGAATCTTGATTAGTAGCATATCTTAATTCTCGTTGTGAACCTTTTTCTTCATCAAAATACAATAAAGCATGTTTACGAGTATGTTTGCTTGGTATAGTATAAGTTAAAGGTTCAATATTATTTTTTAAATAATATCTTCTATCTTTCATTTCCCAACCGTCAGGTTGAGTAGTTTTTTTATTTTTTCCCATGATATAATATAATTAAATAAGTTAAAGGTATATGGGCGCCGAAGCGCCCTTACCTTATAAATCAACTATACTCCTTTGAATAATACAAAGTTGTTAGCTGCTTGAGTTACTAGACATCTTTCTGATAAGAAGTTAACTTCCATAGCATCAAGAGTAGAAGTATAAGCACCGCCAACAGAACCTGTTAACCATGACTTCATTCTTCTATCATCAGCTTGAGAAGCTCTATATCTTACATGTAAGAAAGGTCTTCTAATGTTAGTACCTAGAATTTGATCGTAAACAGTAGAAGTTCCAGCAGGTATTAAAACACCTTCAATAGAACTAGTACCAGTCATACCTCCTCTAGTTGACGCATCATTTAGATATTTCCAGTCAGTTTTATAGAAGTCATAAGAACCTCTTCTAAAACCAGAGAAACCTAAATTAAGAGCCATTTCTTCTGAATTCTCAAATAAACCGAATGCAGTACCACCAACAGATCCTCCTGATATAGCTGAAAGCATATCATCGAAATCTAAGGCAGTTTGTCTTTGTAAGAAAAGCATGTTTTCTTCAATAGCACCCTGTGTATCTAAGTTTTTAAGAATAGCATCAAACGTATCAATACCAGCAGCAGCAGTAAACCCAACATTTACATTACCTCTATCAGCGATAGCAGCAAATAAACCTTGAGTACCTTTAGAAAGAGTTTTTAGAGCAGCAGGTCCGTTTTCACTTAATTCACCTTCTACCATTGCCATTTCTAAATAATCTTCAAATCTTAATCTAGTTTCAGATTCTGCTTTAAGATACCATAAATATCCGCTTGTTCCGTCTTCAGTAGCAACTTCCACCCAACCAATCTGAGCAGTGTCAGAACCAGAAACAACATATTTGCTTCTAATTATAATTGGAGAGTTAGAGTACTGTTGAAAAGCTGGATCAACACTTATATACTGATCACCTGTTACAGCACCTGCAGTATCAGAAGCGTTTGATACAGATTGACCTTTTTGAACGTCAGAACCATAAACAAACATCTTACCTGTTGCTGCTAAGCTTTGTAAGTCAGCTGCTGTATAAGGATATACCGCAAGTACACCAGTAGCAGTATTACTAGATAATACGTAACATTTCATTTCTACACCAAGACTGTCCATAAGAACAATAGTGCTTTTAGGAGATACTACATTTTTTACTGTAGCAGTTACAGCAATTGTAACAGTATTTACACCTACACCGTTTCCGATAGTAACATTGTCATAAGCAATATGTAATCTATTTTGCTCAGACCAAATTACTTGATCAGATGTCATTGGCATTTCCGCACCTACCATTCTCAAGAATCCTGATAACGTTCTGTTTCCATAACGCTCAACTTCTTGTTCGTAGATTTCAGGAAGATATTGCTGCGCAAAGTCAGCAAAATTATCGCCAGCTGAATCTGTCCACTGTAAGTAATTACTGTTAAGTAGCTCCTGTTTTTGTGATGGGACAATAGCCCCAAATTGTGGAGTTAAACTCATTTTTGATTTTTTTAATTGTTAAATTTTCGTGTTTTTATTTTCAGTTTTGAAGCATCAGAGCCACTTATCGCTTTTACTTTAATACCACCAACAAACACATCTCCACCACTTTCTTTTCTAGGTTCAGTACTTAAATTTTTAGTTTTAGCAACTAAATCTTTAGTAGCATCTGCCTTTCCTTGTTCGTAAAAATGTTTTGCAATAGTATCAGAATGTCTAGCTGCATACATAGCTTTGTGATATCCCTGTGGATCTGTTAACATACCTTTATCATCTAAGAACGTCTTAACAAAACCGGTAATGTCTGTTTGATTATCCACTATTTCTTTAGGATTTTTTACTCCGTATCTAAATTTTTTCTCACCTACTTTAAAATCAAAACCTTTGAATTCATCAGTAAAAGTATCTTTAGTTACTTTTTGAAAAACCTCTCTCTGTTGAGATAATGTTTTCTGATCTTCATTATAGCGATTGAAAAAATCTATAGCTTTTTGTTGATCTTTATTTACGTTAGATTTCAACTTGATTTCTTCGTAATATTTAGTTTTAAGATCATCTAAATAACTTTTTGCTTTTCCAATCTCTTCTTTTTTTGCGAGTTTCTTTTTTCGGATATCTCGCTCCTCATCCACGTCTTCATTTATTTTAAAGTTGTCTTCTAATAAAAAGTTAACTTCTTCAAAAGTTAAATGAGGTCGTGTTTTACTGTAATATTCTCTTAATAATACGTCAGTATCTACATTAGAATAATCTGCGCTTAATCTGACGTAATCTTCTACCGTTCCTCCAGTTTCTTCCATAAATGAAACCAGTTTTTCTATATTTTCTGGTAATTCTTTGACAGGTTGTTCTACTGGTTTGGTATCTTCAATCTTTTCTTTTGCCTTTTCTTCTTTCTTTTCTTCTTCAGTTACTGGTATTTCTTCAATAACATTCTCAGTGGGCTCTTCGTGTGTTTGTCCCACTTCTTGCAATCCCACCTTGGATCCTTCTTCGCGTAACACGCTCTCCTCTGTTTTTTGTTCTTGAACGGCATCTTTTGTTTCTGTTTTAGTTAAATCTACTTTAATTGGTTCACTAGCTTTTTTCACAGCTGCTAAATCAATTTTTACTGTTTCTTCTGGAACAGCAAGTTTTTTAGGAGTTTTTCTTTTTTTAACTTTAAAATCTCCTTCTTGTTTTACTTCTTCTTGTGAAGTTTCTTTTGTTTCTGACATAATATAATATAATTAAATAATTAATAAATAATTTTATCGTGGTTCAAATTGTTCTAAATCAAAACCACCTAATGAATCAAAACCTGCAGATTCAAAATCAGTAGGCAAAGCATTGTTTTGTCTTTGTTGTATTAACTCTGATTCCTGAGTTCCTTGCATTTTAATTCTCTTATCTTTTCTATCTTCTATTTCTCTTTCTTTAACTGTTTCTGCATCAGCTTTAATTCTTGCTAATTGCATGTTATACTGAAACTCTTCTGCCATTAATTCTTTTTTAATACTTGCTTCTGTTTGCATTCTTTGTATTTCAAATTGAGATTTAGCTTGTTCTATTTGAACTTCTGTTTCAGCTAAAGCTTGTTGCTTTTGCATTTCAGCTAATGTAGCTTTTTCAGCTGCATCAGCATTTGCTTGTGCTTGTAACTTAATATTTTCTTGTTGATGAGCTTGATCTTTTGCTAATTTTTGTTTACGTTTTAATTTAAGTAATTGATTAGCTAATTTAAGATTTTTTATTTGTCTAATATCAATAGCGTCATCAAGATCTATACCACCTGAAGCTAATGCTGCTTGTACATTTTGTTCTAACATTTGTCTTTCAACATCGTCAGGTTCTAGTTCTAAGAATATACCGAATTCTTGTAAATTTTTCTCCTGTAATTCCTCTAATGTTCCAGTATTATAAGCGGAAATAGAGTCTATTAAAGCAGCTCTTGTTAATGGATATTGTAAAACATCAGCTATTCTTAAAGAAATATTTTCGCATAATCGTAATGTCACGTATAATCCAGCTTTCATTACATGTCTTAAAGCTGTATTACTATTAGCTGCTGCTATTTTTTGTAGTCCAACTAAAGCTTTAGTATCAGGAGTACTAGCGTCTGTTGCTTCATTTAATCCGGTTACATCCCTTATCATTTGTAAATAATACTGATATGTTTGAATTAAACTAGCAATTTTTTGACCACCTGAAGATGTTTGTAATTCTTGTATTGGTACTTTTGCTCTATTTATATCTCCCTCTTGTGTCATAGATCTACCCACTATACTACCAGTTTGGAAATACATATTTAGTGCTTCAGCAGGATTATAATTAGTTCCATTACCCAAATCAACCTCTGTTAAACCATCTACATCCATAAAAACTCCATCTGGAACCATACGTGCTAACACTTGTTGAAGTTTTAAATGAGTAAGTTGAATCATATCAGCAAAACCTGTGATACGACTGACTGTAGATTCAATCATTCCTTTGTACATTTTAGGTGCACAAATACAATAATTCATATTAACTCTACTCACATTAGAATTAGGTCTAGTCATATTCTCTGCTAATTTCCATTCTAACATCATTTCATGTCCTAAGATTTTAGCGCCTTGATATAATACCTCTATAGCTCTTCCTACTCTTTCAAAATTTTCACTATCTGGAGGATTAAATGTATCTGGTTTTTCTAATGCTTTTTCTAATCCTTGTTCGGTTTGTTTTATTTTAAAAACTTGATTACTATAAGTTTTGTATTCAAAATATAAAACCTGTACTTGATTATATGAATCTTGTTGAGCGTAAAAGTTTCTAGTATAATTAGCATTTCCAGGATATTTTTGAATTTTTTCTAATTCTTCATCTGTTAACCAAGGAAATTGTTTTTTAACTTCTACTAAACTTAATGATTTAACTTCTCCAACATAGTATATATCTTCAAAATTTGGATCTTCTGTATAAGAATATACTAAATTAGCTGGATCAACATATTCAACATTAATTCCATTTGCTAAATTAAAACTAGTCTTTGTTGCTCCTATTCCTATCACAGTTAAATCTTGTAATAACCTACGTTTTACTAGTTCATATTTATTAGAAGCTAAAACGTTTTCTATAGCTTCTTCTTCTGCTATTTCAATACTTTGTTTATAACTTAATTGCATATGAAGATCTAAATCTTCTTGAGTTTCTGGAATATTATTAGGATCAGCAGAATTAAAAAAGTTCATACCAGTTGCTTCTTGAGTAGCTTTTATCATTTCTTTAGCATACATGTCTCTCATTATAGCTTCCGCGTATTTTGTTCTTTGTTGTAAAGCTTCAGGATCTTGAGCAAAAGCTTTTATGTCATATACTTTTTGTGACATTCCATTTACTATAATATCTACAAATTTAGGAATTATAGGAACTGGTTTCCAATCTAAATTTAAATAAGATAAATCACCATTAACAGCTAGTTCATCTTTATATTTTTGAACAGGTTGTTCGCCTCTTGCATATAGTCTTAATCTATGGAAATTTAACCAACTATTTTGATATCTGTTTCCCATACCACCTCTATCTCCAGAAAACCACTCTCCTTCAATAGCACGTCCTACAGCATAACCATATTCCATTGTTTGCTTTTCCGCGTCTGGTACCACCTGACTAGGAAATGAACCCGCATAATTGTATGTTATCATTTAATCTATTATTTTTGAAATATATCCTTTGTTATTATATTTTCTAAAACCTAATGGTTTTGGATCTAATTGTCTTTTAAATATAGGTTTATAAAGATTTTTATTACAACCCATTATAGCTAAACCTGAGCTAATAGAAGCATCATGTTTTGTTCTATTATTTATATCAAATCTAGCCCAATCTTCTAATGTTTTTTGAAGATACATATCTCCATATTTAGTTCCCAAGTTACCAACGTAGGTTTCAATATAAGATTCTATCGCAGCTGCATGAGCTTGTTTTACATCTTCACTAGAGTTTGGTATACCTCCAATCTCTCTTTCAGTAACTGATAATTTATTATAAAGTTTATCAGGTCTATTCATACTAAACCCTCTATATCCTCTTCTTTTAAAATGATATAAAAGTCTAGGTTTATTATTTTCTACTAATATTGGCATTCCATAAAATACACATGCCATTAATACATCTTCAAAGAATATTTCTGCTGTTTGAGGTCTAGCTATGTATTCTAAAAAGAAATGATTAGGTGGAATATCTTCCATGCTAAATTTCGTAAGTCCGTGTAACGAACCATTTGATCCTCTAATATCCACTGTACCTGAGATATCATATGGGTCACAACCAAAACATCCACAGTGTTCGTTACCAGGATACCTTATTCCATCTTTCATTATTACATTATTTTGTAAATTATATGGAGGTGTCCATGATATTTTAAATCTTCCTGAAGGATTTGGTACAAATAATACTTTTGTATCCTTAACTCCGTGTTCCCATTGAAAAGAACCTTTAGTTACTAACGCGTGATTTTGAGAATCTTCGTTATAATCTATTTGTTCATATATTTTAACTAGATTAAATAGTGAAGCTTTTGATTCATCTCTAAAAGCGTGTTGCGTTGTTCGTGGAAATTGTCTATAAAATTCATTTAAACCATTTTGATCTTGTTTAAGACCATCTACTTCATTTTGCCAATATTCAATAACACCTAATTCAATTTCTTCGTTTCTCGGACCTTTGACAGGTTTCGACGGTGTTTCGAAGACAGGTATTCCATAAGAATCAATGTATCCTTCGTAATTCCATTCCATAGGAATGAACAAAGAATAGAGTCCTGAGCGAGTCTGTCCGTTGGCGTTTCTTTTTGTGACATCTGAATCATCGTATAGTTTTTTAAAGTTATCTCCACCTTTATCTAAAGCATTAGAAGTAGAACCCATCATACACTTACCTATAATTCTACTACCTAACCTTAATGTGGTTTTTGTTACTCTCCAATTATTTAGAATATTGTTTGGTTTTTCCCATTTGCCACTTTCATCATGTACTAATAGTTTTAATTTTTCACCATCATAACTATTATCTCCTGTATTTTTCCAGTCAATAGTTGTATCTAATCCTTGTAAATCTTCACTTTCTGTTCCTAACTCTATCTTTCTTCTAGTAAATTTAGAAGCTGGGACTCTATATGCTAATTCTGTTTTAGGTCGATCCATACCATCTTGGATGGGCTTAAAAAAGAATGGATAATTAACTGATATTGGTACAACTTTATCAGTAAACATTTTTTTAGCATCTGGTCCAGTTTTAGATAATATTCCATATCGGGAATCACTAGATATTGTTGCTAAATTAACAACCTCTCCTGATGCCATAAAAGAAAATCCAGAACGTCTATTCTTAAGATAACACATTCCATAACATCTTTTATCAGCTTTACATGCTTCCCAAAACACAAAGAATAATCTATTAGCTTCTCTAAAATCTGGAGCTCCTACATCAATTTTACTCCATTGTAAATACATATAATGTGTACCAGTTAAATAAGTAGGAATATCTTTATTATAATACCAAAATCCTTCTTCCCGTCTTTTAAATTCTTGATCAATATATTCAAACCATTTTTCTTTAAAATCTTGTGGATATTGTTTCCAATCAAAAACTGTTTTAATTCTACTTAATTCCTTAGGATATTCAGCTTTTTCAAATTTGTTAGTTTTAAATCTATGTGGTTTATTAGATTGTTTAGGAAGTGCTATTTTTAAATTTTGAATTTCATATATATCACCAATTTGACCTGTTTTAGATATAACAATAACATCATGTTCTTTATTGTATCCATATTCCCATTTTTTATTTTTATTATTTCTTTTTATTATATGGGGCTTTATATGGTCTGTTAATATCTTATATAAAGTTTGTACGTACATTATTTAGACCTTCCTTCTGCAAAACCTTTAAAAGGTTTTTCTTTTTTAACTTCATCTTTTTTAGGTTTGTCTTCTAACATATTTTTTTCTTCTTCAATTCTATTTAAAATCTCAAAAGCATCAAAAATAGCTAATTTTTTAGTAGCAGCTGCATTCTTTAGTCTATCTGCTGAGATATCATCATCTGAATCAACAATAGGTTCTTTAGCTACTTTAATTAGCTCATCTACTGCTACTTGCCCAGCTTGGATTATATTCTTCTTGGTTTCCTTTATTTTCATATTTAATTACAATATCATTTGATTTCATACAATATAAACGTTCATTATCTATAATAAATTCCCATTCACCGTAAGGAGTGTAACCTACGAGATCTCCAGGATATATTTCTTTATCATCTAATGAACTATTTCCATATTTTAATATCCCTATTAAACTAACTTCTTTATCGTTGTTTAGAGATTCTTTATTTTCAATAGGTTTTATAAAACATCTATCATTAAAAGAATTCCATGTATCATTTCTTTTATATAAATATACTTGATCGGGTTGACAAAAATATAAATTATCTTTAAACCATGATCTACTTTTTTTCTGAACACCTTTAGTGTTATAAAAAGTTCTAAACACGTTTTGATGAATAATTAATATATCATCTACTTGTATTCCTGTATAATATGCCAAAGGAATTGCTTTTACTTTAGCATATCTATTTACAAATTTAAAATTTTCTATACTTGAATTTAAAATTAGTTCTTGGTTCTCTACTTGAATCTTATTACTATATGTTTCACCTAGGGGTTCTACGATAAAATCATATAAACTTCTCATTAGTACTCTAAATCATATTCAACTGATATAGCCATGTTAGAATTAAATTTTTTCCATGGTAATACTTCGTTGTTTTTCTTTATATAAATGTTATATGAATTATCTTTTTCTTCAAATAAAATATGAGATATCTCATGCCCTCCATAAACTTGTTGTCCTACAGCATAATGCATTGCATCATTTTTATAATCAGATCCAATACTTATTTTTCTAATATTATTTTCCATCATTTTCTACAGATTCTTTTATAGAACCATCATTCAAATCTATAGTTACTTCACCATATGTTTTCTGAAGATTGTTTTTAACTTCAACTATCTTAGCGTCGTTTTCATTAAAAGTTTTTATCAAATTAGAAGTTTGAATTTGTAAACTTCCTATTTGCATTGCTAAAGTATTAGCATGTGCAGTTAATTCTTGAACTTCTTTTAATTCTTCTTCTTTAATTTTATTTACTTTTTCTTTTGTTGCCATAATTTAATTTAATTTAATTATTAATTATTATTTAGTTTGATTTCTCTAATGCTACAATATTAGATACCCCACTAGTTCCAGTAGAATACACTCTAACAATTTGTAGATCATATATAGTATTAGCTTCTATTCCTTCTAAAGTAACTTGATTTCCACTAATATCTAATACTTTTATTTTTTTATCTCCTGCAGAAGTTCCTACATAAAATGAATATCCATTATTTCCAGCTTGATTGCCTTTATATATTTCATATCCATCTGTCGCTCCTTGGAATACATTAGTACTTATAGATAATACTGTATCACTATCTACTTTTGAAATTTGTGATATATTATTAGGACTATCTGTAGTATTATATACTACATCGCCATTTTCAATATTATAACCTACAAGATTAGTTTTTGCATTAGTCCATTCTGCACCCGTATCTTCTATTTTACCAGCTCCAGCACCAGCAGTACTTGTTCCACTGTCTAGAACACCAGGTTGAGGTATATTAATAGTGTCACTTGGAATTACACTAATTGCTGCTATGTATGTGCTCATTTTTTTATTTATTTATTTGTTATTATTTTTTAAAAATACTAGTTGCCTTTTCTGTCGTGCGTCCTCCGAAATAGGCTAAGACGACCGACATCATCACCTTCTCGAAAGTATCATTCCATAATTCATTTATATGAAACGGTATTGTTTCCACACTATCTAATATTCCAGCTAATGAAAATATACATATACACCATACTAATACTAATGGACGTACATTTTTCGACATCCAAGAATCAGACATTGAATCTGCTTCCCATCGTGATGTTATAGCTTCTAGTTCTTTGTTTTGTTGATCGTATATTAATTGCTGTAATTTAATTTTATCTTCTTGTGGAGCTTCGGATTTAGTTATTTCTGCTATTGCTTCTTGAGGTGAAGTAACCCCTTGTAAAACATTTCCTAAAGTGGGATTAATAACTGAAGCTGCTCCAAACAATAATTGTCCAACAGTAGTATCTTTAAATTTTTTCTTTGCCATTTTATATAATTACTTGTTTTTATATTATTTTACCTCGTTATATTTTCATGTATTTTGATATGCTTCTTGTTCCCAAATAAATCCTGGCCAACCTTCTTCCTTCCATTCACCTTCATAATATATTTTACCATCTTTTCGTGGATATTTTACCCCATCAAACATTAAATAATCGTCTTCATAATCTAAACCTTTTTCACCATTAGATGCATGAAATTCTTTTACTTGTAAATTATGAGTTTTTTCATGATTATAAGTTTCTTGTTCTTCTAATGGAGATAGTTTTTCATTAATTAGAATACTACCATTTTTAGTAGCCATTCCTCTAGTATTATCATCCATTGGTTGATGATAAACTGGAGTGTGTAAAGTTTCTCTGCAATAGGGAGCACCTTTCATTTTAAAAGCCATACTATATAGGTTTCTCTACAACGTAACGTGCCCCGGGAAACGTATAATCGTAACCGGGGTACATTATCTTTGTATATCCTCTATCATCAGTTCCTAGTACTTTAAAATCAACTCCTTTCATAGTGATTTTATTTCCTGGTATAATGTTTTGAGGTTGATTAATATCTGGGCTATTGTTTAAATAACCGGTTTTTGATATATTCATTTTTCATTTTTATTCCTATAATTCTTAAACCATACCCTAACCATAATAAAAAGGCTAAAGGTGTTAAAATACTCATATCCCAAGCTATATATGATACACTTTCATATTGTTGTAAAATATAAATTACGCCTGGATACACAAATGGTAATAATAAGTATAAGAATACTTTAAATAAGTTTTTCATTAGATTTGATTTAATTAATTAATAATGATATTACCTATTCCACCAGTTTGCCAATCTTCGTAAACCTCTACCTAACATCGTACCATCTTGATTATAATCGTGGAATACATTGTCTAAACCACCAGATGGATTACCTTCAGTAAAAGGATTTGGATTAGCTGGAACTACTTTCCCTTCAATTGGATTTTCAGGTGGAAATAAATTTGCTCCTGGATTAGTATAACCCCATCTATTTACAGATCCTTTTGGACCTCCACTCATTCTCCACTTATGAAGTACATCGCCTGGACGTTGTCCTCCGCCTCCTAAATTAAAATCTGAAGTTCTTAGATTATTAGCCCATCTACCAATTGGACCTAAATCTTCATGTACTGGATCCCATGTAATTGTTTTACCGTCTACTTCTTGACCTACTCTACTTTGTTTTACTGGATGTCCATGCATATAATCTCTATGCGTTGCAGATTGATCTCCATGTGATGCACCTGTGTGTCCATGATAATGTGGATCTGTATCTTTAAAATGTGCATAATCTTTATGCGTTGCAGATTGATCTCCTTTCATAGCTCCTTTATGAGGCGCTGGTGAATTGGAATCTCCCATAACGTTATAAGCTCCTGACATATCTTTGATTTCACGTGAATCTGCTAAATTTTTAGCTGGATGATGAGTTTCATCATTCTCTAAATAATGTAATCTTGCAGAAGCGGTTAAATCTTTATCATGTGCCATTTTAGCATCATAACGCTCTTCTTGTTTTTTTGAAAACCTTGGGTGGTTTCCTGAATATTCTCCCATTTCTTTTGTTTTAATAAAACCCTGCTAGAAAACTAACAGGGATTTGTGATTAATAATTTGTGTTATGATGTTATGAACCTGATATTCCAGATATTTTTACACCTGTACTATTTTGTACGATTGACATAACGCCTCCTGGATTAGCTGTTACTGCTGAAATCACTTGATTAGCCCAATCTAAACCTTTTCCAGTAACTGTATATGTCCAAACAGATGCACCTTCAGCACCTTCAGTCACAACGCTAAAAGTATCCGCGCTACCAGTACCATCTGCTGCTCCTTGAGCAACATATATAATTTTACCGATTAGTATATCAGAACCATTAGTTGTGCCTCCGTCTATATCAGCTGCTTTAATTTTAATGTAATTTGCCATAATTTTTGTTTTTAAATGTTAAATGTTAAATGTTAAATGTTAAATGAGTTTTATACAGCTCTCATACTGTTATTTTTTCATACGGGCTTTTTGAGCAGCAGTAGGTCCAGAACCAGCACCTTTTAATTTAGCATTAGCTATAGAACCAGCTATTTTTAGTGCTGAAGTTCTTGATTTACCTTCTCTCATAAGCTTATCTACTAGGCTTTCGAAACTCATAACTTATTTTTTTGCTAATTGAGTTATAGGACCTGCCTTATACATAGAAGGTGCTTTTAATACCTGCATACCGTTTATACCTGAACTAGATCCCTCTCCATGAGGTCTTCCAGTTTGATCTAGTGGCCCATCCCATATATGAGATTCTCCAACTATACCAACTTTAGTTCCTGGTTTTAATTTTTCCATTGCTGGATCATATTTTTTGTTGTGCATAATTTTAATTTTTAACTTAGTTTGTATAATTGTTCAAATGGGTTCTGTGATACTTTTGTATCACTTGCCATTACATTGTTTATAGTTTCGTTTTTAAATTGAGTTTTATCTACAGGATCTATTTCTGAAGAAAAAGTATTTAAAGCTTCATTTTGAATATCATTTGTAGGGGCTATTGTCCCATCTTTGTTAACAACATTATCTCTTAATCCTTCATTTAATGATCCTAGAGATAAAGTATCAGAACCTGAAACTTGTTGTGTTTCACCTGTAGGTAAACTAGTTGGCTTAAAATCTCCACTACCAAAAGGTCTATTTTCAATAGTAGCACCTGTTATTTTATCTTGTCTAGTGTTAGCATTATTAGCTCCCCAATTTTGATTTATACCCGCTGCATTCATAGCTCCTTGATCAAAGCTTCCTCCACTACCATAAGTAGAATTATAAGAACCTACTCTAAATTGTTGATTAAAAGCTGCAGCTTGGTTTTGATTTATATTTTGTTGAGACCAGTTATTTATTCCTTGTTGATCCCATTGAGCTCCTCCTAATTGCATAGCAGCAGCGTTATTTAATTGTCTTAAAGGTGGAATTTTATATGATATTTTTCTTCTTGCCATTATAACCAGTTTTTAGGATTAATTTTATCCCAGAAATTTCCTGTTGCTCTAGCGCTTTGATTGTCTTGGAAGTTTTGTTGTTTTCTCTTTAATCTAGCTGCTTTAGCATCTTTACCTCTAGCTTCGGCATCATCTATTCTAGCTTGTAAAGATTGATCATCTCTTTTCCAAAAACCAAATTTATTTCTATTTGGATCATCAAATTTTGCTTGTGGTCCTTCTGTTATATCTTCTAAAAAACTATAATTGAAAGCACTACTATTATTATTAGCATTAGAATCAGTTGTACCTTGTGGATTAGTATAACTACCAGAACCAAAAGTTTGTACGTCTGCTTCAGGTAAAGCAACTGTAGTTGAACCAGTTCCCATACCGTGTGATCCTTGAGGCATGTTACCATGGTATCTACCACTTCTAGGATCTAATTGAGTTTTGAGTTGATTGATAGCTTCCATCGCATTATAACCAGCATTAGCGGCTATTACACCCACTTGTTTTAATGGATGAGGCATTTCTCTTTCATGCTCTGCACCATATATTTTATTGGCAGCATTTACTGTTTTTTCTGAAAAAGGATGAGTTACATTTCCTGCTTTAGATTTAAGATTTGGTTTTGTGTTAGGCATAATTATCTATTTTTATCTCTATTTACGTTATATATAGAGGTCTGTAATACTTTGTCAATATATGATTTACCTTTCATAATTGAGTTTCGTCTTTCACTAGTAGGAATATCTTCTTCTCCTAGCATAATTCTATATATTTTATTTATAAGTTGTTTTCCTTTAAAAGAAATCTTATAAATATTATATTTTTGAGTAGTTCTATTGCGGTTTCTCCAAACTACTATCCAATTATTTTTTATTAATCTGTTCCATCTTCTATTGTCCCAACTATAAGAATATACTCCCATTTCAAAATCTTTCTTAGTAAAAAGATCAATACAATCTAAATAAATTAATAATTCAAGATCTGCGTTATTTAAGCCGTTGTTCTTACAAGCCCATTTGCGTATTATACGGTAATGTTTTAACAGGTTCATATCTTTGATATCTCCCGCTTCTAGCCTTTTCATACAACAACGACTACATCTTGAGATTTTATAACATGATATGTTTTATCTTCTACTTCTATTTTATGACCAGCATGTCTATCGAAATAAATAGTGTCATTAGACTTTAAACCATTTACTTCATCACCTACTGATAAAATAGTAGCTTCAGTATATCTTATATCTTCTTTTTGTTTTTCTCCTAATAATAAACCACCTTGTGTTTTAGTAGTTCCTTCTTTAGTTTTTTCTATTATCAAATTTCTACCTATTGCTTTCATCAACTCTAATATTATTAATTACACAATCTGTAGATAAAATGGTTTTAGCAACTGAAGCCGCATTTTTTAGTGCACTTTTAGTTACTAATAAAGGATCAATAATACCATTTTTAACCATATCTACTTGTTTTCCGCTTGTAACATCTATTCCTATCCCTTCTTTTTTAGGTAAAATAGGATCAATACCCGCGTTTTCTAGTATTGTTTTATATGGTGAGATTAATGCTTTTGCTAGAATTTTTTCTCCTTCATTTTCTTCTTTTAAATTCATTGCAGCATTTAATAAAGCTATTCCACCTCCTGGTACTATACCTTCTTTTATTGCAGCTTTAGTTGCACAAATAGCATCTTCAGCTCTATCTAATTTTTCTTTTAATTCTACTTCAGAATTAGCACCGATTTTTACTACAGCAATTTTAGCACATAATCTTGCTAATCTTTTTTCTAAAGATATTATTTTATCCGGAATTTTACATGTTATTAATTCTTTCTTAATATCTTCTATAATAGCTATAGTTTCTGTTTTTGTGTCTCCTATTTGAATAATAGTTTCAGTATTATTAGTTATACTTTTTAAACAGCTTCCTAAATAATCTACACTTAAAAGATCCATATCATCTCCTAAGTTTTCATTTATTATAGTAGCTCCTGTTAATAAAGATATATCATCAAATATTTCTTTTCTATTAACTCCTAATACTGGAGCTTCTATTACATTTATTTTAATATTACCTTTTGTTTTGTTCATAGCTAAAGCTGCTAAAACATCTTGACTTAAATCTCCTATTATTAATAAAGGTTTTCTTTTTTTAATAACATGTTCTAAAATACTTTGTATTTGTCTTATACTATTTATTTCAGAATCTAATAATAAAACTAAAGGATTTTCTAGTTCTGCTGTTTTCTTTTCTTTATTAGTAATAAAATGAGGACTAGTTAATCCTTTTGGATATTGAGCTCCATCAATTATTTCTACTAATGTTTCACCAGATAAAGACATTTCCATCATTACTACTCCAGTAGTATCTACTGATCTAAAAGCATTAGCTATTAAACTACCTAATTTAGAATCATTATTAGTAGATATAGTAGCTACATTATCTAGCATTTTATCTTTTACAGGAATAGATATTTTATTTAAATATTTTATAACTTTATCTACTGCACTGTCAATTCCTTCTTTTATATCTCTTATATTTTGCTTATCAATAACCTTATAAGCTTCAGTTAAAATAGAATGAGATAAAACTGTAGCGGTGGTTGTTCCATCACCTGCTTCTTCTACAGTTTTTTTAGCAGCGTGTTTTAATAAAGTACAACCCATATTTTCTACTGGATGTCTTAATATTATATTTTCTGCTACAGTAACACCATCTTTGGTTATAGTTGGATTACCACTAGAATCTTCTAAAATCACACATTTACCGCTAGCTCCTAATGTAGAGCTAACGGCTTTAGTGAGTTTTTCAATTCCTTCAAATACTTTATCTCTAGCTTCGTTTCCAAAGTTAAGATTTTTTACTATCATATTTGACATAATTTAATTGAATTTGATTTAATTGTTATTTAAAGGTTTTAACGACTTTTGGACCTTTTAAGAAATCTACTTTCTTCGCATAATGTGCTACTGATCCATCAATAGCTGCTTCTGCTCCTTCAATAGTTTCTCTTCGGGTTACGTCGTGCCAAGTATCTTCCTTTTCTAGGTCTTGGTACTCGGTTTGATAGAAACCGTTTGGTAATTGAACTATTCTCCAATTTTTTTTATTTGAAAGATGAGTCCATAGGTTTACAGTTTCTTGGTTAATTTGTGGTTGACTATTCCACGTTCTAGTCGAATAATAAAACGTCATTGGTTTTGGTTTTAAATTAATATTTGGTTTGTTGCTCTTCCCGAGCCGGGTATGTGTTTATAATCACTTGTTTTTTTTTATTTTTACTATTGAAGTCCATTAACACCTACAAAACTTGTATAAGCAACTGAATTTAATGTTTCTTGAGGTGATGTTGTGCTGTTTATATCACCAGCTGACCAACCTGTTAGTGTAGCTGTAAAAGATAGGTAAAATCTATTTCCTATACTACCATTTCCAAAACCAGAAATATTAGTAGCAGCAAAAGGAGAATTATCACTATAATCATGTGTCCACTCTAGTATACATAGTTTAAGATAACCAGTACTAGTTATTGCACTTACTGCTGTTGAATTTAAATCAAAATAGCTTAAAGTTGTACTATCTTGCCACACTAACGAACCATCAGTAGCAGCATAAGTTACACTATCATCAAAACTATCATAATCTGCTGTTGTTAAATTAGTATCAGCATCGCCTTGAGCAGTTGATTTAACTATAGCTACTTTACATGTTCCAGAACCGGAACTTGTAGGCTTGTAATAAAATTTTAGATCTGATATTGTATAACCAGTTTGATAAGTTGTCATATCAAAAGCAAAAAATCCTCTATTAAGCGTCCATTCACTACCTTTACCACCTGAAGCATAATAAGCGTATATATATCTTTGATTAGTACCTGTGCCATTGTTTGATAATGTATTACCTGAAGCTTGACCTCTAGTATTAGCAAAAGAAGTAGTACCACTGTATCCTACCATTCCCCATTTATCTACTGTTTTTGTTGCCATACTGTTTTTTTAAGATATTTGAATCCAAGTATTATCTGGGCAGAAGTAAATATGATTTGCATCTATAGCGTATCCCATTACCCTAACTATTTCTGAACTTGATGATGGAGCAGTAGTAGTTACTACATTATTATTATCTGCACTTAAATACAAAGGTGCTCCAATTGTAAAACCATGACTTGAATGATAGTATATTCCATGTGTTAACATACCTACCGTACTAGCAGTGCCAGTTCCTAAAGCAACAGCTATTAATCCTTTTGAAGTAGATGCAGCATCAGCTTGAGTGTCATCCCAACCACTACTACCATTTAAAATATAATACTCTGTCGCTGTTACACTAGTACTACCAAAATTAATTATAGTACCAGAACCACCTGATGTTAAAGAAGTATCAAGTTGAATATTAGAATCACCACTTAATACTAAATCAGTACCGGATAAAGTGATATTGCCATCACTAGTAATACCAGTTACAAGTAGATTTTCACTTATACTTACTGTTCTACTACTATTACAACTTATTACTGTACCAGATGTATTAATAATAGAAAAAGTATTCATACCCCATTCTAATCTAGTATCTGTACTAGCTCCATAAGCTAAAGTGTCTAAGGTAAGAGTTCCATCAATATCTGCACCTGTACTTGTCGTTTCGAATTTTTTACTTCCATTGTGATAAAGTTCTACAGCTCCTCCATTAATAAATTTTGCCATTTCTGTAGAATCATCATTATCTCTAATAACAACATCATCTTCAGCTAATATCTTAATATCATCTCCATCACTTTGAAGAATTAAATCGCCAGTTCCAACTTTTACAAATCCATTTGCACCATTATGATACACTTGCATATCGTTATCATCACCAAGCTGTAATTGAGCTGAATCGCTATCTAAATGAACAGTGCCAAAAAAAGTTGATTCACCAGTATCATCTATTTGAAATCTTGTATATTGTGTACCACCTGAGCTAGCAGCTTCTTGGAATAACAATCTACCACTACTATCAATACTTAATTCCCATAACTGAGTAGTTGCATCTGATCTATATAATTGTAGATTTGGATTAGTAGCTTCATTAATACGTAAATTACCACAAGTTATGTCTTCTGAGGTTATAGTACCTGTAAAAGTTGCATTACCAGTAGATGTTAAACTTAAAGGTGTAGTACTGTCAGCGGTATTTTGAAATGAAAAACCTTCACCAGCAGTTCCACTTGTTGCTTCCCAAGCGCCAAACTTTCTTAAAGATCCTGTAAAATAAACATTTTGATCAGACCATATACCAGCTTCATTTGCTCTAAACCTTCTTACTCCGTCTGTTGCTATAGATACTTGTTCTTTGTTACTTGATGCATCATATTCTTCCAGATACATTCCATTACCATCATGTGAGGTAAAGTTATAAGCAGGAGTAGTTGCGCTTCCATCTGAAGTATTTATAATACCTGCAAAAGTTGCATTTTGTGATGTATCAAATTCTAATGCCTGAGTGCTGTTTGAAAATAATTTTAACGCGTGATTGCTGTATGTACCAATAACAGAACTACTATCCTGTGAATACATTTTTAAAATACAGTCATTCGTTGTATCTGTTATAGTTAAAGTTGGACTACTAGCAGAAGACAAAGTTAAATTACCCCCAGCTGTAATAGTACCAGTTGTAGTTATTACGTCTATGTAAGCATTAGCCCAATAATAACTTGTTGTACCTAAATCATATGTACTATCAGCGCTGGGCATGCATGCACCACTAAACTCTGTACTACCACTACTTATTTCTTGTCTAACAGATCCACTTGTTACAATTTGAAGTTTACCGCTTGAGTTTAAATACATTGCCCCGGTATCATCACTACCGTTTATCCATTGTACTTGTGGGGTAGCTCCAGATCCATCATCTAAAACTATATTACCTGCAAAAGTATTAGCAGTTGTTCCAGTTTGAGTTAATTTACCACCATAATTTATATCATCATTAAACGTAGCTGAACCACCTTCTGACATATCTAAGGTAAGAGCATCAATAGTTGAGCCACCATCTACACCTCGTAATATTAAATCACCATCAGATATTCTTGATCTTAATTGTAAATCGTTTCCACTCTTACTAAAT